AGGTGCAAACTTTAAACTAAAAATCAGAAAAGTTGATGGTTATTGGAATTATGATAAATCTGAATTTGAGCAACCAAGTAGAGTAAAACCTACTGATGAGGAGATTGACAAAATATGGAAATCTCAACATGCTCTAAAACCCTTCGTTGATCCAAGTAATTTTAAATCTTATGATGAACTCAAAGAGAAACTGAATAAGACACTTACTGGACAAAGAAGTACTGAGTCTGTAGAAGATATTGACCTCCCACCTGTCAGTAATGACGTACCAACGTCTTCTAACAATTCAGTAGAGAAAGTTGAATCGTCCAACGATAGCGATGACCTATCGTATTTTAGTAAACTTGCTGAGGACGATTCATAATCTATCTCTCTCACTTTCTCAATTGGGTAGCCTTCGGGCTACCCTACTAAATGTTCACGTTTTGTTCTCATTTTACATACCATTTTTATGCTTGACAAAAGCCGTATTTTCTGATATACTTAAAGTATCAATGGTCATAAGACCTTTAAACTATAAGGAGTATCGTAATGATAACTATAAAAAAAATACTTGAAGTAGAACAAGTACCAAATGCTACATATCAATGGTTATATACCAATCTTTCAGACAAAACAATTGTATCATGTCCAGAATTAATACAAAGGGCATTGATGAAACATAGATGGAATAATAAAGTTATAAAAGATTATTTTGAGTCAAACTTTGTATTCACTGGTGCTTCAAAAGCACAAACTTTTCATATAGTATCTAAAAAATCACTTTTAGACTCATTTGAAGAAGCACATACATTGTGCTTAGATGATGAAGAAAAGAACTTTTTACAAGAATGTGTTGATATTATAAACTATTATGAAGACTCTGAATATTTTATTATTGATGGACAAAGTAGAGGTTATTTAGCACACTTACCTTTCTTTAATAGTAAGTTTAAGTGGACAATGGATATAACCTTTGTTAACGAAGAAACGGGAGAAGAATACACAAAGAGTGATTTTTTATTTGAAGATTTAAACGAAAATGAAAGCACTGCTTTTCTTTCACAAGAAATAACTGTTTTAAAATACACTAAAGGTACACTACAAGATTATGCTACATTAGTCGTAGGTATCAACCAAGGTTTACAATGGGCTGATTCTGAAATGATGTGGACTAAATGGTTTTCAGGATTAAAGTTTGATATTAAAAAAGATATTATTCAAACATTAAACTGGAAAAATCTATTTAAAAATGTTGTAAAAGGTACAAGTGAAAAGTATGAGTACAATAGGGCAGGATATGTTTCATTTATATTAGAAACTATACATTTGTTAAGAAATCTTAACAACTCATCTAATAAATTAAACTTTCCAAGCTCAACAGAAATGTTAAGTTATTTTGATAAACCATCTACATATGCAAAAAAGGTAGAAATTGATAAGTCAGAATATAAAATGTTAAAATTAATATTAAAACAGGTATCTGATGTACAAGAAACAAAAGTTGAGTTACCTAAATTTGCAAACTTAACAAATTTAGTTATGACTACAATGTTGATACTTAATAAAAATTCAGTTGACGGCCAGAAAATGTTAAAAGAAACATTTACTACCTACAATGATAAAACTTTTATTAGAGTTGAAAACCCAGTTGAATTTATTAAAAAACTGGCAACAAGTGAGGTAGATGAATATTCTAAAGATATTTATTTAATTGATAGTGAAGGTAAATTTATAGTTGATGAACTTGGTAATAAAAAGAAAAACTATGATTGTTACCATTATTATGGTTCTAAAAATAAAGGTGATTTTTTAATTAAAAGAAAAAATAATATTTTAAAAAGATTATCAAAAATATTAAAAGAACTTTATAATAAAAAAATAATATCAGTTTGCACAGGTAGAGAATTTATTGACTATCTTGCAGTTTATGACCAAACTAATAAAACAGGTGGTATAAGTGATATGTTTGATAGACCAATTTCTAAAGATGAACTTTTAGATAAAAGTAAATTTCAAAAAGGTCATAATAAATCTTTGAGAAAATCTGGCACAAATGATATTACAAATTTTACATTAGAAGATGGTCAGATTAACGTAAGAAAACAGGCACAAAACTATTAAAAAGTCTTTAAGTGGTCTTCGGTAAGAATTAGAAAATTCATATTGTGTTTGTTACACCAAGCATAAGCCGTAGACCACTTTCTTTTATTTTTTTCATAAGTCAACACCGCATTTTTATAAGTACGACTTTCTCTTAATGGTTTTTTAGGTTTGCGAGTTTGTGCTTTAGGTTTAATTTCAATAATGAATTTTTTATAAGTTCCATTTGGTTGCCTTACTTTCATATAAAAATCAGGATAATATCTATGAATTTTATTATCTATTGAACGATAGTAAATAATAATTTCTTCACTGCCCCATTCCAACACATCTTTGTTTTTATCACAATAACCCATAAACCTACGCTCCCAACTAGAACGATAAACTACATTTCTTACATTACCTTTATATTTTTGTGGATTGAGTGGAGTAAATCTACCTGAATATGGCCGTTTATCTGGATTACTTGACTTTATCAATTTCTTCATAACCTTATTTATTATCAACATAAATAGTAGTATGGCAAGCGTATTTGATACAATCAAACAAAAAGCAGGCGATACAGATAAATCGGCTACTTGGTATAGAACACAGGTAAACAGAATAGCAAGTAATGCTAATGCTAGACAATTGTTTAGACAAGGCAAACTTAATGCTAGACCTAGTGTGGGAAGATTGAACTTATTTGGGTACAATCCTAAATTAAGAAAGACATTACCATACTATGATATATTTCCACTAGTATTGCCATTAGAACCAATATCAGGTGGGTTTTTAGGTATGAACTTTCACTATCTACCACCCCTATTGAGATTTAAACTATTAGAACGTATGCAACAGTTTGCTGACGATACAAAATTTGATAGTAAAACAAAATTTGATGTAACTTATGATGATATAAAAAATATAAAAATTGTAAAACCAACAATAAAGAAATATTTGTATAGTTACGCACAAACAGGATTTTTAAGAATAAATGCTAATGATGCCGCAGTTGCAATATACTTACCAGTTCAAAGATTTAAAAAGGCAAGTGATGCTCAAGTTTATTCAGATAGTAGGAGATTTATTTAATGGCAATAATTAGACAACGATTACCAATACCAGGACCGTTTGATATTAGAATAGGTCTACCTAGAGATAAGGGTTTTGATCCTCAAAAGGCAAAAGAAAGACTATCACAGAAAGCAAGTAGAGAAACAACCATAAACAGATTTAGAAGTATGGTTTCTGGAGCTGAAGGACTTTATAGACCAGCAAAATATATTGTCGTATTAGAGTTTCCTAAAACATTTGTTGATGAAACTTTTAGAGGAACAGAATTTACAGAATATCAAACAGATTTTCAATTCACAACAGAATTGAAAAATAATGTGAAAGATAGATTGTTCTTTTTTTGCAGTGCAGCTCAATTACCTGAAAGAACGATAACAGATACACAAGCAAATCAGTATTATGGACCAGAAAGAAATATTGCTAGAGGTTTAGAGTTTGCACCGATGAACCTAACGTTTATGTTAGACTCTGAATTATCAGAAAGGGCGATATTTGAATCATGGCAAAATACAATCATCAACAGTAGAACATATAACTTAAATTTCTATGATGAATATGTTGGTAAAATATTAATTTACCCACTACATGAAAATAGAAATGAAACTACTAATACAAAAATTGATGGTGTTTCAAACAACGGTGCATTAGCTAATTTAACATTGTCAGGCTATTACTGTGAATTGATTGAAGCCTATCCAAAAACAATAGGCGCAGTTGATCTAGCATATTCAAATGGTAGTGCTTTTGCAAGTCAACAAATAACGTTTAACTATAGATATTGGAGATCAAATGTAACAATGCATGACCACGAAAAAGGTGATTACGATGGAGATATAGATGGTGTAGGTGTTATCAAAGATAGTAGATATGGCGGTCCGTTTGCTAATATTATAAATAAATTGCCACCTGAAGTACGAAGAGCAGGACGAGACGTATTAAATCAGGTGAAAACAAAATTCCCTACTGGTAGAATATTTGGTGGAAAAGTATTTCCACCATTCTTTTAGTAGTTGAATAATAATGAAGGAGTGAAAAATGGCTTTACCCATAAATGAAGTCCCAAAATACACATGTAAACTACCCTCAACAGGTGAGACTATAACATACAGACCGTTTCTTGTCAAAGAAGAAAAGGTGATGTTAATGGCACTTGAAAGTGAAAATGAGGATGAAATAGCACAAGCAGTTGCTGACACTGTTCAATCATGTATAGTAACTGATATTGATGTTCAAAAAATACCTATTTTTGATTTTGAGTATTTGTATTTAAAAATAAGATCAAAATCTGTCGGTGAGACAATTAAATTAAGATTGAAATGTCCAGATGATGAAAAAGAAATAGTTGAATATGAGTTAAACCTAGAAGATGTAAGGGTTGAAGTGCCTACAGATAACAATAGTAATATTGAGTTTGAAAAGGGCTATGGTGTTGTTTTACAATACCCAACAATTATATCATTTAGTAATATAAAATCAAATACAGAATTGTCTTTTAAAATATTAAAAGAATCTATTAAATCAATTTACAAAGGTGATGAGATTTACGATAGAAATAATATTAATGAAGATGAACTTGATGAATATATAGGCAGTTTGACACAAAAACAATACAAACAACTACAAACATTTTTTGATAAGATGCCTAGAATTAGACATAAGATTAATTATGAAAATCCTAAATCTGGCAAAAAGTTTACGTTAACTCTAAATGGGACTAACGATTTTTTTTAATTACCCTTTCACACGAAAACCTTGAAAATTACTATCGTGTGAATTTTCTGTTGATGCAACATCATAAATATTCATTAACAGAATTAGAACATATGTTACCGTGGGAAAGGGAAATATACGTTGATATGTTAATACAACATATTAAAGATGAAAATCGAAGAATGAAAGAACAAAAGAGAGGTTAAGAGTAATGAACGAAATAAAGGTTGCAGAACCAAAACAGAAGATTAGTGTTGATTTAGAAGTTGACACTTCAGTAAAGGATTTAGGTGTAAATCCTTATGCTAAATTAATACACATGGCAAGAGCTGTTGATGCTTGGAGAATATTTCCGAGACTATTCTTAACAGTTTATATTATATTATTATACAAATGTGTAATATGGTATATGGAACTATCTGCTCCAACTATGGAACAGAGTGGCTTAATCAGTATCGTTGTTGGTGCTGGTGCTGCCTGGTTTGGTCTATACACAGGAACAAGTAAGACTAAGAAATAATGAATTGGATAACAGCAGACTTATTACAAGTAATCAATGAGACAAGTTGGTTTGATGGTATAGGCACAATAGTTGTTTTACTAGGTGCATATGCTGTTTACAAATACATTAATAAAAGGTTCAAATAATGGCAGATTTTCAATCACTACTACAAAGTCAGAAACAAGAACAAGATAAAGAACAAGTTGCTATTTCAGAAGCTGCACAAACTTATTCTTTACAGATACAAAAAGAATTAGGCTTAGGACAATCTTTTATTAAAAAGGAAGGTATATCGAATGCTGCTGTTTCTGTAGTACAAAACTTTCAACAAGATTTAGATTTAATCGCTGATGCTGACTTTACACGTTTTAAAGATATTGTAGAGAAATATAAAACACTACTAGGTGAGGTAGAAAATAGTAGAAGATTTGATAACAAAGAAAAGAAATATATTGCTGATATAGTTGCTCCTGTTTTAGGTGAAATATATCCATTAGCAAATGCGTTTACGGCTGCAAGATTTGGTTTAAAAGATTTTGTGAAACAGTTTAA